ACTTGAATCCGAACTACATTTAGATGTGATTCAAAACAGTGATACATTCGCTGTTTGGGATGCCATTGATGGTGTTATTGCTTTGGCTTGGGAAAATATAAACGCCTATGATGCTTACCCAGAAAAAAGACTTTGTTTTAAATTTGGTGAAACTCTAGAGGAAGTAGAGTCTAAGTTATATGAAAAAGACCTAATACTAAATTACAATATAAAAAATTATGACAAACAAAATTAAAACCAACGAAGCAATGTTGGGTGCACCGACAAACAAAACAACCGTTAACATCAAAAAACAAGACTTGGGTGACACCAAAGTAACTAGCAACATTAAGAAACTAGGGACAGATGTTAACGTTAACGTTGTTGATGAAAATGCGGTAATTGAACCACAGGACCAAGCAACTATCAAATATTTGTCAAACGTAAAAGATGTGAACACTGGCAAAGTTTCACAACCATTTACCATTGGTGATAAAAGATACCAAATGATTAGAGGTATTAACCCAGCAAAAGAAGTTGTAATGGCCGTATATTGTTTTGATGATATGAACGATGCTGGTGAGAACATGATTCACTCTATCGAGGAATTTGAAGCTAAAATAGCTAAACCAATGTTGGAGATGAGTAAAACCCCAATGAAGGAAGAAGGTTATGATTTCGCTAGAGCTGAAAGAGAATATCGTGACAAAGAAGATTTTATCGATTATCTCAATCTTAGAGATTTAGAGGGTTATAAACATTTCTTTGTAAACATCAAAACTGGTGAAGTAACAGGTAAATTTCACACAACCAAAGAAATGATGAAATCTGGTCAAAAATTAGGTCCAGATGAGGATTATATGGACGCTAGAACACTAAAAAAATTTAGGTTTGGTGATTATTTCAAAAGCGATGTAAATGAAGCTGATGATGCGGCAGATGGTACCAATGTTAATAAATTACAAGCTGATGTAAAAAAACTTTCTAAACTGATTAAAGACAAGTTTAGTGTTGCATTATCTAAATTAAACAAACCAATTGAGCAAGTTCAATTTTTACAGGCCATGGCTAATGAAATTGGTGTCCCTATGAATAAATTAAGTACTTTGTTAGCATCTTTTAAAGACATAGCGGCAACTGGTGCAGAAGAACAACCAGCATTGGCTGAATCTAAAAAAATCACCAAAGCGCAATTGTTGGAATCTATAAAAAGAAAACAAGTAATAAAAACTATAAAAGTTAAAGACATTAAATAATGGCAGATTACAGAAAAATAGCCGAAGAGGCTTTGAAAAAGGCTAAATTGGCTGAACAAAAGAAAATTCAAAAACCAACTCTTAATGAAAGTGTTGTGTACCCAGAAGGTCTCAACGAAAGGATGCACCCACAATTAGAAGAAGAGTTGGCTGAGAGAAAACACTCGTTAGGTAAACACCCAGCCTTTCCAGAAGGAGATGAAGCTTCTTTTGAACAAAAAATAATGGGTGAAAGATTTAACGAAGTTGCTAGTCGTTACAAAAGAGCGTTTGATTGTGATTCAATTGATAATAATCAATTGATTAGTGAAATGATGCCATTGGTTCATGAAACTATGGCAATGGAAGCTAGCCATAAAAAAGCATTGGAAGACTTAGCTGTGAGAATGATTAGAGAAGAATACAATATGGGTGAAGACGTAGTTGAAATCCATGCTGAATTAACACCTAAAATCAGTCTTATTGGTACAAAGAAAAATCCTACACCAGTTACTAGTGAAATGGAGTTTGGTAACCATGCTGATATGGTAAACGCTAACAAAGAGGTTTACAAAAGACGTTTCCTTAATGCAATGACACAAGGTGCCGCAAAAAAATGTAATCACATGTTCCATTTGGTTGATGATGAGTTGACTGACCTTAACCCTAGACTTGCTAGTAAATACGCTAAAATGATGGCTGCTGCTGACTACATGTATTATGTTATACCTAAAATGGAAAACGGTATTACTGGTGGTGTTGTTAAGGTTCAATTCCCAACAGCTGAAAACCCAAAAGCTAAAATATATGTTCAAGCCATGGTTTTCCCAGTTCTTATCCACGAATTGGTGAAAGGTGTAATGGAATTACTTTCTGCACATGGTTTACCTAAAGATAAAAAAACTGGTGAGTTTGTAATCAACAAAGCAGATTTCTTAGCGGCAGAGCCTTGGGATATGAGAATCGGTCCAGCTTTATGGTCTAGATTTACCAACGCAATAGATGCTGATGATTTTGATTTGAAACACCACATTTACGCTGAGATGGCTGCTCTTCCTGTTGACGAGTTCAACGTAAAAATGAGAGAAGTTTTGGCTGGAACCAAAGAAGGTAAAGCTATTATCAAAGGAATTGTAGATGAAGTTAGAGCTGGTTTACAAGAAGATGAATTCAACGAAGCTATCAACGAAATAGGTAGTTACGAGGAAGAAAATTCCCGTGGTTCAGAAGACGTAGAAGGATTTGATTTTGAGGAACTTATAGGTCTTAAAGATGGTAGTGATTCCAGTGATGATTCCAGTGGTTCAGATGACGATTCCGAAGGGTTTGAATTCGGTGAATTGTTTTAATAAAATAGTAACATAAAGATAGTATAAGGACCCCCTTTTGGGGTCTTTATTTTTTGGTATAAGCCTTTTTAGTTAATTTCGGCATATTTATTAGAAAAAAGAATATGCTAACAACGACAGAAATATTTAAAGAATATACAAAGTGTTTAATGGACCCAGCATACGCTATTGAAACGTATTTGGAAACATTTGATAAAACACAAGAGGGTTTTGTACCCTTTAGATTATTTCCTAGACAAAAGGAAATTATACAAGCATACGAAAAACACAGGTTTAATATTGTAACTAAACCTAGACAGGCTGGGGTATCTACCACAACTGCCGCATATATGGCAATCAAAGTTGGTTGGGCAGACCCAGAGAACCCAGAGAATATTCTAATTATTGCCAATAAACAAGAGTTAGCGTTTGAGTTCTTGAGTAAAATCAAGGATTTCTTATCTCAATTACCTAGATGGGTTTGGGGTGATGAGTATTATGGTAACGAAAAGAAAGAATCAAAAACTATTTTCATCACCGATTCAAAAAAAGAAATTAAATTACCTAACGGTAGTCGTGTAAAAGCGGTTGCTACATCAAAAGATGCATTGCGTGGTTTTACACCTACATTCCTTATTATGGATGAGGCTGCTTATATCGATAACGGTGCTGAAGTATTTGGTGCTGCTCTTACGGCTTTAGGTACTGGGGGTAGAGCAACTCTTATTTCAACACCTAATGGTATGGATGCTTTATACTACAAAACATACGACCAAGCTAAAACCAAAAAGAACAACTTCAACATCATTGAAATGAAATGGTACGAGGATTTGCGTTACAACAAAGATTTGAGATGGTTGAAGGATGATATGGTTGAAAAAGAACTTCATTTTACTTTTGAATCATACAAAAAACGTTTAGATGATGGGTGGAAACCTACATCTACTTGGTATGAGCAAATGTGTATGGGTATGAACAATGACGCTAAAATGATTGCGCAAGAGCTTGATGTATCATTTATTGGTTCTGGGGGTAACGTGATTAGTGAAGAATATATTGAATTTCAAGAAAAAAACAACGTTAAAGAACCGACATGGGTTTTTGGCCCAGAAAGTGAAACTTGGATTTGGGAAGAACCACAAGAAGGTCATCAATATATTATGGGTGTCGATGTATCCAGAGGTGATGGTGAAGATAGTTCTACCATTGTAATACTAGATTTTACAACGATGGAACAAGTTATGGAATATCAAGGTAAGATACAGCCAGATTTATTAGCTCAAATTGTAGAAGAATATGGTGAAAGATATAAAGCATACACTGTAGTCGATGTTACTGGTGGTATGGGTGTCTCAACTGTATTGAAACTTTTAGAATTTAACTACAAACATTTGCATTATGATAGTGCCAATGGTAAAATCCTTTCCGCTAGACAAAGAGAATTATCTCAATACGATAAACAAAACAAAATACCAGGTTTCCACGCAACTAGTGTACGTCTTCCTATGATTTCAAATCTAGAATATAAGATTAGAACCAACGGTGTTAAGATTCGTTCATCTAGAATGATTTCTGAAATGCAAACCTTTATTTATAAAAACGGTAGACCAGACCACATGGAAGGTTATCATGATGACTTACTTATGGCTATGGCTATGTGTTTATGGGTTATTGAGCATTCATTTAAAAATTTAGAAAGATTAGAAAAACAAAATAAAGCTATTTTAAACAGTTGGATTAGTGGTGCTAACACTGCTTCAACCCCAACTAAACCAACAGTTACAACTGTTGATAAGGAAACTGGTAAAACGGTCACCAAAATAAATCAACAACATACAGCCTATCGTAATGTTCAAGACCCTAGAGGTCAATATTCTTGGTTGTTTAGTGGTTTAAGATAATAACTAAAACAAAAGGTAAATATTGGGAAACAGCATACCCTAAAAATTAAGGTTAATCAATTTTGTACAACATAGTATTGCTACATAGAATGTGATTATGTTAGTTAAACTCTTTAATTTCCCAAAAAATGTATTATAATAAAAGAAAAAATTATGGCAAAACAAAATTTAACAATATTTCAAAGATTGGGTCAAGTTCTTGGTCCAGAATCTAACAGACCTACACAAAAACAACCAACACAACGTTATAATGTTGGCAACGGTGAATTACTTAAAACTGATAATAAAGCCGAATATGAAAAAGCTAAACTTCAAGCTCAACAAAACAAATATTTGGGTGGGCTTTGGAAAAAGGTTGAAAGTGGTTTGTTCCAACAATCAATCAATTATGAAACAACTCGTATTGGTTCATATTCTGATTTTGAAGCTATGGAATTTTATCCTACCATTGCAGCCGCTTTGGATGTGATGATGGAAGAATCCACTACGGTTAATGACCATGGTAGAATACTTAACATTTACTCTGATAGTAAACGTGTAAAAGGTATCTTGGAAGATTTATTTTTCAATAGATTAGACTTACACACATCTCTTCCAATGTGGACAAGAAATACATGTAAATACGGGGATAACTTTGTATTCTTAAACATAAACGACACTCATGGTATTTTAGGTGCTAAACAAATGCCTAACTATGAAATGGAAAGACGTGAAGCTGGATTATTCGATATGGTTTCTGGTAGAGAAATACCTAATGCAGAAGACACAACAACTGACAAGGTTAAATTTTTCTGGAGAGGTCGTGACGTAGAGTTTAATTCATGGCAAATTGCTCACTTCCGTTTGTTGGGAGACGATAGAAGATTACCTTACGGTACATCTGTTTTAGAAAAAGCTAGACGTATTTGGAAACAACTTATCTTATCTGAGGATTCTATGCTTGTTTATCGTGTAACAAGAGCCCCAGAAAGACGTGTATATAAAATTTATGTTGGTAACATCGATGATGCGGATGTTGGTGCTTATGTTAATGAGATTGCCGATAGATTTAAACGTATGCCGATTATCGACCCACAAACTGGTCAAATCGATTTACGTTATAATCAATTAGCAAATGACCAAGATTTTTTCATTCCAGTTAGAGATGAAAACGCACCTAATCCGATTGATACTTTGCCTGGTGCTCAAAACTTAGACCAAATTGCAGATATTGAGTACTTACAGAGAAACTTATTTACAGCTTTGCGTGTTCCAAAACCATTTTTAGGGTTTGAGGAAGCAACTGGTGAAGGTAAAAATTTAGCGTTACAAGATATTCGTTTTTCTAGAACAATTAACCGTATCCAACAATCAATGTTACAAGAGCTTAACAAGATAGCTATTATTCACTTGTATATTTTAGGTTTTGAAGAAGATTTAGATAATTTTACACTTACTCTTAATAACCCATCAACCCAAGCTGAAATGCTTAAAGTTGAACACATGCAAAGCAAGGTTACGTTGCTTAAAGATGCTGTGTCTGATACGGGTAACGGTTTTGGTACAATGTCTTGGACTCGTGCGCATAGAGATATTATGGGTTGGTCTGACGATGAAATCAAACAAGACTTACTTGAACAACGTATGGAAAAAGCGGCTGCTGCTGAATTGGCTAATACCGCTAGTGTTATCAAACATACAGGTATGTTTGATACAGTTGATAGAATCTACGGTGACTTTAAAGCTGCATTAAATGGTGGCGGTGGAGCTGGTGGTGAAGGCGATGCTGGTGCCGAAGGTGGTGGTGGCGGTGGCCTAGGTGGTTCATTCGGTGGCGGTGGAGCTGGTGGTGAAGATTTAGACTTTGGTGACGCTGAGGAAGCTGGAGCAGAAGAAGAAGCTGGAGCTGAAATGGAAGCTGGGGCTGATTCAATGGCTGGGGCTGAAACAAATGCTGCTGAGGTTGAGGCTGAGCCAGAAACAGTATCCGAAGGTTTTAAAAAAGTTGAAAAACTTTTAACAGAAGAAAAAGCACGTTTATCTAACAAACTAAACGATAGAACTAAAAAATATCAAAATAAATGGGTTGATGTTTTGGTTGAATCGGTTAAACCAAGTGAAAAAAATAAAGGTATTGAAAATGTAAAAATATACGATAAAACCGTTAAGGTAAACCAAACGGTTAATAGTATGATTAACGATATCGATAAAATGTTGGATGAGTAGGACTTTTGCATTAAAACATAATATTTATAATTAAAATTAAACACATGCAAAATTTTGGTAAAATCACAAATGCATTCAATGGAGTTTTGGCCGAAGGGTTGGTAACGAAAGATGCCAACAGCAAGCAAATGTTCAAAAAATACATTAAAACAATCAAGGAAAATGAGGCATTAAAAACCCAATTCTTGGTTTACAACAATATCGAAAACAAAGTAGAAACCAACGAGTTCAAAGCTAATTTGTTCTTACAGGAAAATATCGCTTTGTTAAATAAGTTTTCAAAGGAAGATTTATTGGAAGCTAATAAAAAATTGGCCGAACCAATTTTGACTGAGAGCGAAACTAGCTATCCAAATCAAAAGTTACACGAAGACATCGCAACTTTAATCTTTACTGAAAAAAACGCAAAAACGATTGACGTTATTGTTGAGGCTACTGCCAACATCATTGAATTTATGAAAAACAACAAAGTTAAAGAGGTTAATGAAGCTATTGAACTCCCTAACAGTATGTTGTCGACTATTATGGTTGAAAAGTACAACGAAAAATATGCTAATCTAGACGAATCTGAAAAAGAAGTACTTAGAACTTTGATTG